CAGCAGTGGATGCCTTCACACCCCAGGCAGCATCCCACCTCCAGCAGTGGCGCGACTACTCGCCCACCTTTGTGCAGTGGCTCAAGGATAACAGGTTGGTCGGCATCATTAATTCCCGCCTTGCCTTCCCCATCCAGCATAACCCCGCCACCCACCTAAATGGTAAGACTGACGGGGCGCACCTCCTGAATCGGGACAGGAACGGGTGGAGTGTCCTGGGCGGTAAGACCATGCCGCTCCTGATTGGGGAGAATACAGTCAACGCTTTTGTGTTTGAGAGTCAGTGGGATGCCTTTGCGTGGATGGACAGAATTGAGTGGTATAAAGACATGGCAGCCACCTCCTGTGTACTCATTACCCGAGGTGCGAGTAACGGTAGGCTTGTTCACGGCTTATTGCCAAGTACAGCCCGAGTCTACCTGCTCCCCCAGAATGATCCCCTTGATGAGAAGGGTGAATCCCCGGCAACCAAGTGGGTTCAATCCATTGCCAAGCTACATCCACGCTGCCTGATAGTGGCTACCCCGCCGGAGTACAAGGATCTTAATGAGTGGACTACCAGTGGCGCAACCAAGCAGGACTTGGTGACCGCAGGGGACGAGGCAGAGGTGTATGTGGACCCAGATGCCCCCATCCTCCCCAATGCATTCCTTTGGCCTGACCTACTCACCTTCAAGTCTTCCGAGGACGAAGCATCCATACTCGGTAACCGCTGGCTTTGCCGGGGCAGTTCCTGCGTCTGGGTCGGTGGCTCGGGCCTTGGCAAGTCAGTCCTCTCCCTCCAGGCAGCCATGCACTGGGCAGCAGGGCAACCCTTCTTCGGTATAGCACCCAAGATGCCCCTTACTAGCCTCATAATAGAGGCTGAGAACGATTTCGGGGACGTTGCCGAGACCGTGCAGGGTGTAAAGACAGGATTGCTCTCAGCGCAACCTACGCTCGATTTCGATCAGGTCACTGAGAGGGTGAAGATATGCCGACTGGTCAATGTCACGGGGTACGACTTCATTATTCAGGTCAGGGAACTGATCGCCGACCATCAACCCGACCAGTTGTGGATTGATCCCTTACTCTGCTACCTTGGGGGTGATATTAACTCGCAGGAGGAGGTTGGTGAGTTTGTCAATCACCTGGGCGAACTTGCCCTCTCCACCGGCACCATCATCCACCTCATCCACCACACCGGCAAGCCCAAGACTGCCAAGGATACCCGTGGAATGACTGCCGCTGACCTTGCATATGCCGGTATAGGGTCCAGCGTACTCACCAACTGGGCAAGAGCCATTATGGTCCTGCAAACAGTGAGGGGTGAGGAGGGTATATTCCAGTTAACAGCCGCAAAGCGGGGTAAGCGGGCCAATTTACAGCACCCAAAGCATGAATTATCCGCTTTATCCATCTATTTGCAGCATTCTGCCGAGGGATTATGCTGGATTCCCAGCGATTACGAGCCAGAAGAGTCATCAGTTGGCCGCAACAAGGCAGAGATCCCCTTTACCCGCATCAGGGAAGTCATCCAGCAGGGAAGCCGAACCAAGAACGGAGTCGCTGAACTACTCGCCCAAGAGTTCAATGTGGCGACCAAGACAGCGTCCAGAAGGCTAGATAATCTCATCGAAAACAACACCGCTGGGACCAACCAGGAGGGTGACTTGATATGGAAGTGTTAAAAGTAGGTGTCCAACCATTTTGTCCAACATTTGTCCAACCCAAATTGCACTTTCTAACTATAAAATGACGTTTTTAGGAATGTTGGACAAAATGGAAAATGTATTTTGTCCATACTTTTGTCCAAGTGTTGGACAAAACACCCCCCCCTATAGGGGGGAGGTGTGTTTTGTCCAACTGTCCAATGTCCAATGGAGAGAGAGAAGAAGAAGTGAGATATAACCTCCCTTCCTGGTCGAGAAGGGGAAGGGGTTATTCCACACCACTGAAGAGATGCGAGATACGGTAACATTCATCGAGCGGGAATTTCAGTCCATTAATCACCTTTGGGTGAAGGGGGAATTCTTCCCACACCTGGCCGATCAGTGGACTGATCCATCCGAGAGGTATTTCCGCACAGACCGGATTGACCCGGAAGAAGGGGATTGGCATGAATGGAATGAGTCAGGGAATATACATTCCTGGTCGAGAGATTTAAGGCGAAGCGGTAGCCATACCCCTTTCCGCTCAGTCGTCTACCCTCCCCTGCCTCCAGATTTTGATGCTGATGCCTGGGAAAGAGAGACTGACCAGGCTTGTGCAGATAACCTGAGAGACGCTTACGAGGCTTCACGGCATCAAAGTACCTCTGAGGGGTAAAGAACGCTTACAGGGCATCCTGAGAGCAAAGAGGCTGTGCTGTGTAACGTGTGTAACTCATGCTAATACGGGATTGACAGATATGAGTGGAAGGTGAAAGTTAAGCCCTTGAACATAGTGCTTAATTGGCCGAAATCATTTCGGTGAATAGATTAGCACGATTATTGTGGGCTTAAATGTAATTGGACGGTTTCCAATTAGCCCAATTAGCCCAAATAGGAATGGCAAAGGCAAAGACAATCAAGATTCTAGCCGGTCAGGAGCGGAAGGCGAAGTCTGCCGAGGCAAGGAAGTATACTGCGGAGACTATTCCCGAGGATCTCAAGCGGAAGGTCGAGGATGCCTTGTCTGAGTCCACAAGGGGCGTCAAGGATGTAGCTGATGAATTTGGCTTGTCGGATCACGCGGTCCATAAGATTAGAACACTGGCGGAAGATAAGAATCCTGCTTTCAATATCAAGAGATGGAAACGTCACACTGCCGCTACTCTTGCCCACTTCACAACTCGGGGAGCAGATCGATTGGTTGCGGAGGTGGATAAGATACCATTGGCCAATTTATGCGTCTCAGTTGCTATCGCGATCGATAAAATCGCAGCCCTAGCCGATCAACCGACAACTGTGGTCGAACATCGCCTGCGTGTGGATCATGGTGGCGTTGAATCCATGATGAAGCGGGCCCATGCAGAAACAGCAGATACCGTATCTGATGTTTGTGATGACAAAGTGATCGATATTCCAAATAAAGAGGCTTAAATGCACCCTTTTGAGATCCTGCTAACCGATAAGCTACCGGGAACGTGCCTGGTCGCGCCGTATTTAGCTGAATTAAGTTGTGACGCTGAAAAGGGGGCGGGGGGGGTCTGTTTCTTTTTCGGCGGGGAAATCCCGACGAGTATAGCTACTAGATTTTTTATTACAAAATACCACCCATGATAACAAAAAAGAAACGTCACTACGCCAACCACTCCCTTACAAAAAATGGCTATTCAAGAGACGACAGAATCGTTGGCCGCACCACCCGCGAGGTACGCAGGCGTGAGGAGAGGAAACTGCTGAAGGCAGAAAGGCGGGAGCAGGGAGTATGAAACCCCTTACGATCCTCAGTTTAGGAGCAGGTGTACAGTCTACGGCATTGGCATTGCTCTCGGCAAGGGGTGAAGTGGAGAGGGTGGATGCGGCTATATTTGCGGATACGATATGGGAACCTCGGGAGGTGTATGAGCATTTGGATTGGCTGGAGGAGGAATTGCCGTTCCCGGTTCATCGCGTCAGTCATGGTGATTTGCGGAAGGATGTTTTGTTGTCTGCGCGGGAGGGGAAGCGGGTAGCCACTCCCCCGTTTTTTACTGATCAGGGAAATGGCGATGGATTATTACGCAGGCAATGCACCCAGCAGTACAAGTTGGACCCTTTATTTAAAAAGATAAGGGGATTGCTGGGACTGAAGAAGGGGCAGCGTGTTCCTCATGGGGTTAAGGTGAGGAACCTTATGGGGATCAGCCTGGATGAGATTCAGCGAATGAAGGAATCGCCCCATAAATGGATGGAAAACATTTTCCCCTTGGTTGAGAAGCGGATGAGTCGGCATGACTGTTTGAGGTGGATGGAGAAGAACGGGTATCCCCGCCCTCCCCGTTCTGCCTGTGTGGGTTGTCCGTATCATTCATTGAAGGAATGGAGGAGCATCAAGGAAGATCCTGATGAGTGGGATGATGTGGTGAAGTTTGATAAGGAGATCAGGGGCGGACTGAATGGGACGAAATCGGCTTTATACCTCCACCGATCATTAAAGCCTTTGGATGATGTGGACTTGAGTACGGATGTTGAGCGGGGGCAGCTTACATTCCTGGATGAGTGTGATGGTATGTGTGGGAATTGATTATGACCGAGAAAGACCTGGCAGAGTTATCTGGAGTAGCCCGCATAGAGGTGAAGGAGTTACGCCCACAGCTTGAGAAGGGGGTTGACTGGGATTGGCAGCGGGGTAAGCCGGTTGAGTATACGCCCCAGGGGGTTCATAAGGTGAAGGAGTTGCTGGGGGTGAAGGGCGAGTTGAGGAGTAATGGCAGGAAGGACAAGGCGATTGTGTTGCGTAAGTTTGATCCTATCTGGTTGCTGGTGAGGTTTGATGGGGAGAACAGGAAGTGCATGACGAAGGGAACAGAGAACTTTATGCCCAATATGGAGATTGATGTGCAGGAACAGGCGCAGGGATTTTTGAAGGTAACACGGCATCCCAGGAGGCCGGGAAGGTGGTAATATGACGGTGACATTGGATGAGATGGAATTGGTGGCGACATTCCTGGCGGATGAGCATGAGCGGTTTGTGGATCATTGTGACCGGGAAGGATTGGGGGAGAGTGATGCCCTCAAGTTGATTGAGCGGATTAATGATGATTTCAAGGAGGCACTGGATGTGGCCTTTAACTCGGAACTGGGAGGACAACAGGATGCCGGAAGAATCAGGAATAATTAGCGTTAAAGAGGTGGTTACCGTGGAGTTGGGTGACCGGGTGGTGAGGTGTTGGTGTGCGGATGGTTTCCTGGTTGCGGATGTCAGGAAGCGTTGCCGGGAACTTTCAGCGGCACAGGCATCATCAAGGGATGTGCTGGTGGCGTTATTGGCGATTAAGGGGGTCGAGAAGGTTCGCGTAATGGACAGGTACGGTGGGGGATACGAGGGTGATATTTCAGGAAGTAAAGAAGGATAATTTAAAGGGGTACGTTCCTACACCGCACCCGATAATCTCTGCTCCGACACCGGAGGATGTGCAGAGGTTTGTGGGGAATATTGGTATTGATGAGACGGTGAAGCTGTTGCAGTTGCGCGAGGATAAGATTCTTGCGGAGAGGATGGACCCCTACCGGCACGGGTACGAGCCACCTCACTGGAAGGATGCTGATGAGTTGCTTAAAGATCCTGAGATCAGTGAGTTTATTATCTTGGGCGGGAATAGGGCCGGTAAGAGTGAGTATGCGGCGAAGCGTGTTTGCTGGTTGTTGAGTGAGTATGATGAGTGCCGTATCTGGTGCATACATACGACGCACATGAGTTCGGTCCAGATGCAGCAACCGTTGATATATAAATATCTCCCGGCGGAATATAAGACCGTTAAAAAGACGAAGATCACCAATGTCAGTTATACGCAGAAGAATGGCTTTACCGAGGATACCTTTGTTTTGCCGAACAGGGCGCAGTGTTTCTTCCTGAACCAGAGTCAGGATATTAAGGTGATTGAGGGTGGGGAAACGGATTTCATATGGATAGATGAGGAAATTAATCACGATTGGTTGAAGACGTTGCGGTATAGAACGGTTACCCGCGAGGGGAAGATCCTTTTGACGTTCACGCCTGTCAGCGGATACACGCCAGTGATTAAGGAGTATTTGAGTGGGGCAACCATAACGGAGTGGAAGGATGCGGACCTGCTGAAGAGTGAGATCAATGTGCCTGGGGGGAAGAGGGGTACGATGCCCTATCGGGCAAGGTGCCACCGTCCTGATTCAGCGGCGATGTGGTTTCATTCAGTAATGAATGAGTATTCACCGTTTGACCAGATAGCCAAGACGCTGAAGGGGCGCGGACCGTATGAGGTTAAGATTCGGGCCTATGGCTGGGCGGAAAGTTTGCAGGGAACACAGTTCCCCAGGTTCGGTGACCACAACATTGTCAAGCCCGAGGACATACCGGAAGAGGGAACCAATTACATGGTTTGTGACCCTGCCGGTGCGCGTAACTGGTTCATGCTTTGGGTGCGTGTAGATCGTGCCGGGAGAAAGTGGGTTTACCGTGAGTGGCCTGACACAAGCATGGGTGAGTGGGCTATTGCGTCAGCGAAGGCGGACGGTAAACCCGGTGTAGCGCAGACCAACCAGGCTGGAAGAGGCATTGATGAATACAAGGACATGATCCTGTCTATGGAGGACGGGGAAGAGATTGCCGAGAGATACATTGACCCCAGGAGTGCGGGAACATTGTCAGCGGGAAAAGCGGGTGGAACGAGCCTATTGGAGTTACTGGAGGAAGATCCCCCGATGTTCTTTACGCCCAGTGCAGGGACAAGGATTGATGAGCGGGTGGGGATTATTAACGATTGGTTGGCTTATGATTTGGATGAGCCAATCTGCTCAGTAGTGAATGAGCCGAATCTGTATGTGTCCAATACCTGTGAGAATTTGATCTATAGCATGAGGGAATGGACGGGGAGAGACGGGCAGAAGGGAGCCAGTAAAGACCCCGTTGATGCGCTGGCATACCTGGCAGTGATGGACCCTGAAGGGGAGGACAAGAGCGTCTATATGGCGAAGGGTGTAATTGGAAGTTATTAAAATATGAATGTCATGGAAGAAAAGCATCCACCCCTTGTGCCGCTTGCGACGGCAAAGGAAATCACCGGACTGGGCGACAAGGAATTAAGGTATTTACGCGAGGAAGGTAAATTAAACACATATAAGACTCGCGGGGGATTAAACCGATACTATCGGGACGAGTTATATAAATTAATAAAAAAGGGGAATAACAATGGCTGATTATAATAATGACGGGGCAGATCAACTGGTTAATGCCAGCAAGAAACCGGATGTGGTTTATTTAAATAACGAACTGCAACGCAGTTTGTTTGACTACAATAACTTCGCCCAGGTCAGCAATGCGGACGACATACGTCTATGCCGCTGGACCGGGCAGACTGATGACGGGAAGAAGCATTCTGAGGCGATGCCTGACGGGGAACAGGTATTTCCGTTTGAGGGAGCGTCAGATGTTCGCACAAGACTGGTGGACTCAACCTGTAACGAGTTGAGTTGCCTAATGACCACTGCGTTCCAGCGCAGCAAGGTTAATGTCGGCGGCACTGAGGTGAACGACAGTTCCTCGGCGGCAGTGGCAACCACGTTAATGCGCTGGTTGTCCGAGACAAAGATGAGCCAGGAGTTGCTGCGCGAGGCACAGCTTGGATCACAATTCGGGCAGCAGTACGGGTGGAGTATCTTCCACGTTGGTTGGGACCAGAAGACTGCTGTTCGCAAGCAGAAGATTACGTTTGAGGAAGTTGCGGCCATTGCCATGCAGCAACCTGATTCAATTGTGGCTACGTTGCCCGAGATGATAATGAACCCCGATGCCGAGGATGAGGCGGCCAACCTGATCAGTGCATCGGTGCCTGACATCAAGGTGAGTGATGCAAGGAAACTTGTGCGCGACCTGCGCGAGACGGGTATTGGCGAGATCGATGAGGAGTACCTGCAAAGGAATACCCCGGCAGTGACGGCATTGAAACCGTATCAGGATATTGCCATCCCGCCCGAGACAATCGACTTGCAGGATGCCCGCGTTATTTATCGGCGCATCTGGATGACAGAAGTGCAGGTGCGGGCCAAGGAAATTGATGAGGGTTGGGACAAGGAGTTTGTGGACATGGCAAGCACGATGCAGGGCAAGCAGACATGGTTTGGCATTACGAACGACAACTTCACAATCGAAGATTCGACCAACGTCATGCGCCAGAGTCATTTGATTGAGATAGTTTATGCGTATGCGCGACAACTGGATGACAAGGGTGTGCCGGGTATTTACTGCACAGTCTTTTGTCCGGCGGCATCGAGTGAACTTTATGGAAAGCATGAACTGTTAGGCTACGCTCACGGTGAATATCCATTCGTGGAATATCGGCGTGAAAGGATAAGAAGGGCGATCACCGAGTCAAGGGGGGTTCCGCAGATTGCAGCAACAGACCAGGATGAGATCAAGACGCAGCACGATTCAATTCGTGATTCAACTGCGTTTACGACGTTGCCGCCAATCAAGGTGGTGAAACGTATCGGGGGAATAAACAAGGTGGGACCGGGAGTACAACTCCCGGTTACCCGCGCTGATGATTACACCTGGATGGAGCCGCCTGCGCGTCCGCCCAATACTGCGTTTGATTTAATCAGGCGAGTGGAGGCGACCCATGCGGCATACTTTGGCACTGCACACGTTGATGTGCCTGCGATCAAGACCCAGATGATGCAGCAAAGCCTGGTCAATGTCTGGCTTGAGTCATGGGCGAAGATTTATACGCAAATGTTCAAGCTATGTTTGCAGTATATGCCGCCCGAGGAGATTGAGAGGGTCACCGGGGGTCAACTTCCGCAAAACATCTCTGAAATTCAGCATATGTTTGATTTCATTGTCCGCTATAACGTGGAGGAACTCGATACCGACCTTGTTAAAGCCAAACTGGAGGCAATCACGCAGTTTGTGGTGCCTTTGGATACCGGCGGGGTGATTGATCGCAATAAACTGGTGAAAATCATCATAGAAGCGATCTCACCAGAGGCAGCAAGGGAACTTGTAGTGGACCAGGCGACTGCTTCGCAGTCTCTTTTCAAGGGAGTCCAGAGCGATATTGGCATGATGATGCTGGGCAATGAACCGCTTTATGTGGAGAACGACCCGGCCGCACAGACCAAGTTGCAATACACGCAAGACGTAATGGGAAAAAATCCAAAAGCGCAGCAGGCACTCCAGGGAGACGAACTCTTCAGGCGGCTCATGGAAAATTATGTCAAAAATCTCCAATTCTCAGTCACACAGGCAGAAAATTCTCAAATTGGGCGTGTCGGGGTTTCGCCGGTTTCCGACGAAATGGCGGCAGAAGCGCAATTGCCGCCCCCGGTTGAGGAGAACGTGGAAATGGCACAGGCTGAAACCGCACAGGGAGCATACTGATGGATGAGATTGATCCGAGAGTAATCCAGGCGTTTTCCTTCGTTGAGAAAAACGAAATGTGGGACGCAATCAACATCCTGCTGGATGCGTCGATTGATGTTGAGGTGACCTACGCAATCAGCGGAGACACCCAGGGCGAAGACAGAACCCATGCCGCTGGGCGTGCCAGTGCGTTAACGGACTTCCATGCACTGCTTCATAATCTACGCAGTCAGGCACGCGAACAGAACGGCATGACTCCACCCAAATAGCTGCCGACTCGCGCTGACCCAAGCTGACCCAAGCAGACCCCGCACACCTCCGTTGTGCGGGTCTTTTTTTCGCAGTCTATTCTCATAACAGCTTTCTGGTTTTGGCTTTTCAAAACCTGTCAGTCGTCTGGATCGACTTAAAACTCCCTGTCTGTTTATGAGCGAAAAAGCAACAGCCGAACTCGGTGCGGCTGAAAAAACATCCACCGTGGAGACAGCAAAACCCAAAGGCCCAATCGACGGCATCGAACTTGAACAGTTGATGCTTGAACATTTTAAGGCCGAGGAAGGCGAAAAGCCTGCGCCCGAAAAACAGGCAGAGGAACCGCCGCCCGAAGACCCGGTGAGTGCCGGGGAATCCGAGGACGGCAAAGTTGATCTTTCTCAAAAAGACGAAGAAACGGAATCCACTGAGGAGGTAGAGGGGGAACCCGAAACCACCGAGGAGGAGGCTGAGACTGCGGAAACGGACGAACAGGACGCGGATCTTTCGGATCGCGCCCAGAAGCGAATCAATCAGCTTGTGCGCCAGAAAAAGGAGGCACAGGAAGAGAGTGAGGAACTTCGGGCGCAACTCAAGGAAAAGCCTAATGCCGCCGAGCCGATACTAGTTTCAAACGCATTAAATCCCTTTTTCAAACTGCAATCACAATCAGAAGTAGAAGCTGAGATAAAGAGGCAGAGGGGAATCAGGGAATTTTGCGAGATGAACCCAGATGGTTCAGACAAACTTACAGACGAGGACGGCAGGGAGATTGAGTTAAGTGCCGAGGATATCCGACGCCACAAGGTTAATGCAATGAATGCTCTTGAGCAGCACTTGCCCGACCAAAAAAAGTACGTTCGTGAATCAAGGGAGTGGAAAGCAGAAACGGAAAAGGTTTTTCCGTTTTGGAAAGACCGTTCTTCCGCAGCCTACCAGGAGGCACGGGAATTCTTGGAAAAGGTTCCCGAGTTGCAACGGATGCCCAGTTATCAATATTTAATTGGTGCAACGATGCTCGGGTTAGCCCAGTTGAACAAGGATGCCAAGGCGGGCCAAAAGCCCAAGAAGGCACCCATCAAGAAGGCACCTGCCGAACCTAAAGCCTCACCCAGTCCGGCACCAGTCTCGAAAGAGACTGCAAGCCAGCAGGGTGCATATGACCGTTTCGCAAAGTCTGGAGGCGCAAGCGAGAAGGATTTAACCGCTTACATGAAAACACTCATGTAGGCGCAAAGCGAAAGGATAATTCAATGGCTGAATTATTTGAAATTAACCAGGTCGGTAAAAGAGAAGATCTGGCAAACATAGTGGCAATGGTCGATGCGAAAGACACCCCCGTTGCCAGCATGATCCCGAAAGGGAAAAAACCGGGTAAGGTATTATTGCCCACCCTTTAGGTGACTAGAGGGTAAACATTGCGGAATTAGCCGGGAAACCTAAATGAGAAATCATAAGGCAATCCGAACCGAAGATCACGCAAAGCGTGACCAGGGGCAGAGCATAGGGGATGGAATAATTCCCCCAAGAGGCCGCGACTACTCGCAGGAGTAGAAAAGATATGCCGATCCCCGGTGGAAACGCCGGGAGGTGAGATAAAAAACTCACCGACAGTGTTTGAATACATACCTACAGTGGCAGGCAGATAAATTATAATTGTCCACCCGGCAGGTGACTGCCGGGGAAGTATTGCGGAATTAAGCGGGGAATCTAAATGGGAAACCACAAGACAATCCGAACCGAAGGCGGGCAGGAACACCGTCAGGGGCAGAGCATACCGGGTGAAATAATCCCGGCAAGAGGCCGCGACAACTCTTTGAGTTGAAAAGATATGCCGATACTCCGTTGAAAAGCGGAGAGGTTGGATAAAAAGCCAACCGTTAACAGTTGAATATGCCAGCCGCAGTCAGCACGGGTAGTGTTGACGGTGTCGATGTAACGTATGCATCGGACTTTGAGAACTTGAACAGTGGCAGAAAGATTCTGTCAAATTACGTTCAGGTCTTCCAGCGTCCGATTCGCGTTAGCCCACTCTCAGTTGATGTCAGCATTGTTGCTGGTATCACCAACGAGTTGGCGAACATGACTGCAAAAGGTGTCCGCTTACTCAAGCGAGACATCGAGAAGTCAATCTGCTCGGATAATGACGGGCAGGAGGATAACGGTACGCTCCCGTATCTGACCAAAGCGTTGGGTACATGGATCAGCACAACTGGCGGCACCACGCCAGCGGTGGACAGTGATTATCGCACGCCAACGGCGAGCATATCGACTACCTCCGCAGCCTTAACAACAGAGACAGTGGTGCAGGACGTTTTAACGTCCATTTACGGGGAGACAGGCAAGTTTGGCAACTTTGATGCCGTACTGGGAACGACCATGAAACGGGCGTTCACTAACCTGGTCTTCACTACTACCGCAAGCGGGACTGATTCCTATCCTGCCATCCGATCCTTTGATCGGGACGCAGCCGATAGTGCCTACAATAGCAATATAACGCTGTTTTCGGGCGATTTCGGCAAGCTAAGGCTTCACGCCTCGGCTTTTTTGCCTGCGGCAGATGATGGTTACATCCTGGATATGGAACTTCTGGAATTGCGCTACAGCAGTCAACCAGAAGTGACTACGCTGCCTGATTTGGGCGGTGGTCCAGCGAGGTTACTCAAGGCAGTAGCTGGATTGGTGTGCAAGAACCCTCTGGGTCTTGGCGCACTCCGACCTGCCTAAACTGAACAAAGGAAACTCATGTTGGAAAATCTCCCAGGCGAAGTTCGCGAGGAATTAATCGACGAATTTCGTCTGGGATTCCGACGTGAAGAAATGTTGGCAGGTATTGCGGCAACTGCCGCAGCAAAAATCTGCAAAAAGGATCATCGTTCAGTTGATGGACTGGGTGAGGCGAGGATGAGTCTCCCGCCTCACCTATTTCACAAATGGGGTCAAAAGTACGGGTACGCAATCTGGTCAGACGACCAGTTTTTGCGAGAGGCAGAACGCGATAACCCGGCGATGAAAATAGTTTCCAAGGGAACCAAAATCCAGGTCGGTTATCGCGGTGATGATGCAGAACCGCATGACCGGCCACATCGCTTCAGGAGGTCATATGCGGACAATTGATTTTTCAACATTACTTTACCGAACGGCAACATTGTGCGGGCTTGATCGCACGGCGATCACCTCATCCACATTCGCCACCCTGCGCGACCTAGCGAATCATCGACTGGCGATGATCTGGGAATCCGAGGCTTGGCCGCAGTTGGTCAGGGTATCCGATGACCCCGGCGAAACCGTGAGCGAGGCAAGTGACGGCACGCGCACGGTGACATTGGCAAGCACAGTTGGCGACCTTTTTGACGTATACAACCAGAGTCCGCGAGTAACCACCCGCGCAAGGCCAATCAAATACTTTTTATACGATAACGGCACCACCCGCTACATCAACGTGATGGAAGCGGTGGACTCGGGCGTTTACCTTGAGTGGAGGAACGCCAAACCCCAACTCTTCGGGGATGCCTGGGACAACTCGTTGGCCTATGCGGTAGGTACACAGATTTATTTCGATACCAGCACTGACACCGGCAGCTTTGTTCCCTCCCCGAATAATGTAGGCGGGGGAAACTTCTATGACTGCGCGGTGGTGACAACGGCGGGCCAATCCCCGACCACCAATGCGGCAAGCTGGACAAAGGTCGATGTACCATACTTTACCGGCGAATACATCACCCGTGGTGTATTGGCTGATTATCTGCGGAGTGAAGGACAATACGAGCAGGCATCTGTTGCTGAAGCGGATGCCGAAGGCGTAAGATCACAAGAGGTGGATAAGATTGTTCGCCAGGAGGGTCAGATCCGCAGAATGAATGTTTACACTTATTGATTACCATGAATATACAAACAGCAAAATCTAGCCCGAACTCAACAACGTCGCCCGCAACGGCGACCACTGTTCTGGCGGCAAACCTGGACCGGAAACGGTTCACGATACAATCCCAGGATGACGAGGTATTGTATCTCAAACTTGGCACAGGCGCGAGCAGCAGTGATTATCACATTACACTGTCCGCTGGGAGTGGGGCAGCGGACGGCACAGGCGGGATCTTCACCAATGATGGTTACCAGGGAGCAGTGTCCGTTGCGGCATCCGGTACACCGTCTTACTCGGTAATCGAGTACCAGTAATATGCGCTGGCTTTTGAACAAGGCGGGAGTCGCAAAGATGCGCCTCGCCAATGCTTTCCTGTTACAACAGGACTCAAGCAAGATTCTGTTGCAGGATGGTGGCAGGATAGTTCTAACGTAGGGGGTTAAAATGGCTGACAAAAAGATTTCACAATTAACAGAACTCACCACTGCTGCTGATGATGATTCACTGGTGATTCTCGACAAGGACGCGGATGTTACCAAGCGAATCGAGGTCAGTAACCTGGTCGGCACCAATGAACTGCTGCTAAAGACTGCCAGCACGCTGACCAGTTCCCCGCAGGCAGTCCAGTCAGTGGGTGATGAGGTTTCAGCGTTACAGATTTCTTCTGTCGGCGTGAAGTCGGCAGGAACCCTGACGGCAACAGGGACTTCAACGCTTGCCAGTGCAACACTTTCGGGAACTATGGAAATTGGCGGGAATGGTGTCACGGTAGATACCATCCTGGATACTGATACGCTCAGTGAGGACGATCCCAATGCTCTCGCCACCCAGCAGAGCATCAAGGCGTATGTCGATACACAGATCTTAACCGAGGACACACTTGCCGAACTGAATGACACCAACATATCGGCCCCGGCATCGGGAGATGTAATCATCTATGATGGCAGTGATTCATGGGACAACAAGCAAATCAGCGGTGACGCATCGATGGACAACACGGGTGCGGTTGTGGTTGACGGGTTGCAGGGTCGATCCGTTGCGTCCACGGCACCCGCAGATGGTGAATCACTTGCATGGGATTCCGGCACCTCGGCCTGGACCCCCTCTTCTGCGGGAACGGGTAGTGTCACCTCTGTGGCTATCTCAGGCTCGGACGGTATTGATGTGGATTCCGGCAGTCCAATCACATCGACTGGAACGATTGCGCTGGGCTTATCGAACGTGGATGCAACGGTAATTGCCAACGGCACCGTCACTGATACTGAATTTCAATATATTGGAGGATTAACCTCAGACGCCCAGACCCAGATTGATACTAAAGGTACAGGATCAGTGACCAGCGTAACGGGTGCGGCTGATTCGGGTACTGGAACTGCCATCACCACAACTGGCACCCTCACCTTGACCGGCGGAACAGGGGTCACAACGTCTATTACCGGCACAACGGTGACAATTGACAGCGATTCCAATGGCGATGTTGTCGGACCAGGGAGTGCCGTTGATGCCAATGTGGTTCTGTTTGATACCACCACCGGCAAGCTGATCAAGGACGGTGGACAGGGACTGCCCACTGGCACGATTGTTGGCACTAGTGATACGCAGACACTCACCAATAAGACCCTTACCACCCCGATAATTTCCAGTATATCAAACACTGGAACGGTCACGCTTCCAACTAGTACCGATACCCTGGTAGGGAGGGCAACAACCGATACCCTCACCAACAAGACTCTCACCAGTCCCGTTTTAACCACTCCGCAGATCAACGATACCAGTGCGGATCATCAATATGTGGTTGCGGTAAGCGAACTTGCTGCGGACCGCACCGTAACCCTTCCACTACTGGCGGGGGCAGATGAATTCACTTTCAACGATCATGCCCAGACTTTAACCAATAAGACTCTCACCAGTCCGACCCTTACAACTCCTGCCATTGGCACTCCTTCTTCGGGGGTGCTTACGAGTTGCACCGGCTATCCCGGCGACAGTTCCCTGGTGACTACCGGCACTGTTGCGAGCGGCACTTGGAACGGGACAGTAGTAGCCGAGGGATACGGTGGAACCGGACAATCCACATACGCTACTGGTGATATTCTATATGCGTCCGGGGCAAACACACTTGCGAAGCTAACGGCCGGGTCAGATGCCGATGTGCTGACGCTGGCAAGCGGGGTTCCAAGTTGGGCGGCAGCAGGCGGCGGCAGCGGCACGGTAACGGAGGTTACAGTTGGAACTGGTCTTGATGTTGCCAATGGCACCACTACCCCGGATGTCACCCTGAGTTTCGATGAACTTACTGACGATACTGGCACGGATGCAAACGGATGGACTTCCGGTGACTTTCTTACGATTGTCGAAGCGGGTGGGACGGCAAAAAGAATCATGCCTCCCGCTGAGATCGGCATTGCCTGTTCGGATGAATCGACTGCCATAACTGACAGCGACGAAGGCGATCTTGCCACCTTCCTTATTCCCCGCAAGATGATGCTCACTCAAATCAAGTTCAGCTTCACGCTGGAAGATACGAGCAATGATTATTCAATTGATGTCCGTTATACGTCCGACCCCTCCAGCACCGCACCGGCATCCGCGAGCAGTCTGCTGGCGAACGGGACTCCCACAACATTCTCATCATATAGCTACAGCACTGAGGTGAGTAGTGGTGGATTTGATGACTCTTCTCAAACCGGCAGTGGTACGGAGGACTCATTTCAACTCGATGCAGATTCATTTGTTGTCGTCGAACTAGTCACGGCGGAATCAAGCGGTGAGGCAAAGGGATTAAAGTGCTGGCTCTTGGGTTATTATAATTAAGCAGCATGAGTATAATTAATCCATATCGATTTGCTGCTGCTGCTGATGAACCTTCGATAGCGATTTCACTCCTCTCTCCTTCTGTTGCGTATGCAGACGGTAGCACTTACACTGATGTTGAGGACGATTGGGGGGAGGTAGACGTAGACACAGAGAAAACTGTTGTCCTCAAGATTGAGAATACTGGCACTGCTGATCTAACGATTACAAGTGCTGACGCAGTCAATGTCCTTAACTCAGAGAGCCTCAGTCTAACTCCCACTTCTTCCACCATCTCCGCAAGTAGCAGTACAAATGCTGATCTTGTTTTCACGGCTACTGACACCGATTGCAGGGTGCAAATAACGGTCGAAAGCAACGCCCCCAGCACGCTCGCCACTTATGTTGTTTATTTTTGGGCTACTGCTGTTGCTGCTAGCAACCCTCCTCCCAGTGTTAATTATCTCATCGTTGCCGGCGGGGGGTCAAACGGCACTAGTGGAGGTCGCGGTGGAGGTGGAGGTGGAGGCGCATATTTAAGTAGTGACGACGCTGGCACTCAAGACCCTTCCGATACGGAGTGGGTGATTGAGATAGGGGCTGGGGGCGCAGCAGCTTCTGGCATCTCTACCAACGGCAGTCAAGGTGGGTCGTCTTATATTTACGATGGTTCCTTTACATACTGGGGAGACACTGGCACTGGATGGGTTGAGGGGGGTGGTTTTGGCAGTGGAGGCACTGGCGGCGATGGCGGTGATGGCGGCAGCGGCGGTGGTGGTTTATCTTATTATGCGACTTCCGGTGGTTCGGGGAATACTGATGGTAGTTGTTTGGTAAACGACGGCGGATCGGGTACGGGGTATGGTTTATATGGTGCTGGAGGAGGCGGTGGTGCTGGCGGCTCCGGGGGAAGTGGTTCTGGTAATGTCGGCGGCGACGGGGGTGATGCTCAGTCAAGCAGCATAACCGGATCGTCAACCGATTATTCTGGCGGCGGGGGAGGTGGTTCAACAAGCGGCACACCTTCTGGGGGAGGCACAAATTGCGGAGGATACGGCGGCGGCTCGGGCCAAGATGGCTATGCAAATACCGGCGGCGGCTCGGGCGGCGGCGGCGGCTCGGCATTTAATGCTGGCGGCAGTGGAATCGTGGTAATCTCCCATTCTGATTCCTACGACACAGCAACCTATTCAGCCGCTTGCGCCTTCTCTGAATCGGGCGGCAACAAGATTTACAAGTTCACTGGCGACGGCACGATTGAGTGGGCAGCAGCATAAAAAGGGAGAATAACAAATGGCACACTTTGCATCACTGGACACAGACAACAGCGTGATTAAGGTTCATTGCGTAAACAACAAGCAACTGCTCGACGTTGACGGCAGTGAATCCGAGGAGTACGGCATCATGTATCTCCGCACGCTGCATAAAGGCGGACGATACAAGCAGACTTCATACAACACCCGAGGAGGAGTCCACAAGCTGGGAGGCACCCCGCTCCGCGCCAACTACTGTGGGAAGGGATGGCACTACGATCCCGATCTAGACATTTTCCATCCCCCACAACCCTACCCGTCATGGACTCTGGACACTGTAAAAGGTCACTGGAATTGTCCAGTGCCTTACCCGGAAATTGAAGTGGTAGAGGGAGAAATGCCACCGAGGTATAGCTGGAATGAGGATGAACAGCAGTGGGATGAGATGGAGATGCCGAGCGAATGATTGACCTTGATACAGGCAAAGTGATTGGGGCGGCGACTGGTGGAATAAGTCAGTGGGCTTTGCACATCGATGTTGTCCTGCATATCTCAATTTCGATGGCAACTTTGATCTATATAATTTTGAAAATAAGAGAACAACTAAACAAAAAATAACATGACAGCAAAAACACCAAAACCCGGCTGGAAAACTTCCGAGATGTGGCTATCTGTGGTCGCAATGGCAATTGGCGCACTGGTTGCTAGTGACGTATTTGCCGATGGATCTACCGGCATGAAAATCACTGCCCTCATCTCCTCTGCACTCGTTGCAATGGGATACACGGGTGCCAGGATGAACATCAAGAAAAACGACTGATGTGGGCGGCAATCCTGAAAGTATTTTATGAGATCATTGCAACCATCATCAAGAACCAGAGCGGGCCCCTTACTTCAATCGCTGCCCCTGCTGTTCCAAAGGATATTCGTGATCGCTGGAATAAGCGGGTTAATGATTTCATGCGTGACAGGTAGGCAGGTTGTATTTGTGCCTGAATCGGATGGTTTGGTGAAAATAGGGGACGACATGAGAGGTCATGTTTATTGGTGGAACAAAGGAACGAGTTCATGGGAACTCAGCAAAGGGAAGGTGAGCCTCCCCGCCGGGTGGTTGGCGGGGAGTCTTCCCGATCCTGAAAAAGAGGAATAATGGCATTAAGTAACCCAATTGAGGCGGATGGGGAAAACGGGTTCATCGGTTTAGCGAGCCGGGAAAACCCTGTTGCCATTCCGTCAGGTTATGTTCAGACCGCAAAAAACATCCGGTTTGATCGCGGAGTTGCATCAACGCGTAAAGGCAGTAAACGCCTGACCGCAGGGGATGCCGTTGGTGAATCGATATTTGTTTCAGGTGCCTACTCTGGCAGCGACGGGGTGGATAAGGTCGTCCTGGTGGGTGGTGATTCAATTTATATTTACAACACTTCCACTGAGGCTACCAGCGCAGTCGCATTCCCGACTGGGCGCACCATTGTCTCGTCGGACAAGGTGGACACAATTCAGGCGAATGATCGGTTCTATATCCTGCGCGGGGAAAGCGATGCAACCGCCCAGGTGGTAACCATCACCAGCAGTTCAACCACTGCGACGGTAACCAAGACCGATCACGGGTACTCAACTGGTGATGAGGTGACGATTACCGGCGCAAGCGAATCTGAGTATAACGGCAGCTATGTCATCACCGTGACTGACGCCAATGAATTTACCTATACATTCGCCGGTTCCGCAACCTCCCCGGCAACGGGAACCATTTACGCGCAGTCAGCAAAACCACCCCTGTACTGGGATGGTGACTCGACCATAACCGTCGTCACGCAGACAGTGACCAGCGGATCATCAGCAAACTTTCCCCCATCCGATTTCGGGTTCTATTTTAATAATAGAATCGTTGTCCGAAGGCAGAGGGATAAAATAGCAGTCAGTGACTATTTTGATTTCGATACATGGGATCTCACGTTTAACCAGTGGTCAATTAACCTGGGCGCAAATGATTACCTGACCGGGTTTCTGCCGTGGCAGGAAGACAAGTTTGCACTGTTTGAACGTAACTCGATTTACTATGCCTATATCGATCCCAACTCCTATGAGTCCAGCCCAGGTGAAGGTAGCTATATCAAGTCGTTAACGAGTGAGATCGGTTGCAACGCGACCAAGTCAATTGTCAATGCGGGTGAGAACATTTTCTTCCTGAGCGACCTTGGCGTTTACACATTAACCCCGTCTCTTGACCTCAAGTTGCTGGGAAATCAGCGTCCATTAAGCGAGCCAATCAACGACATTATTGAGCGGATCAATGTGAATTATGTCCAGAATGCGGTGGGGGCAATCTATAACTCGCGGTACTATTTGGCAGTCCCACTGGATTCATCGGTGGGCGCAGGGGATGCCACTACCAACAATGGTGTATTGGTGTACTCGATGCTGAACAATGCCTGGGAGTCGGTTGATGAGTACCCCAGTGGATTCAGCGTGGATGACTTTGTGATCGCCCTTTACGGGGAACGCAAACGCCTGTACGCGACCAATTCTGAGGGGGTCTTTCTGCTGGAGGAGGAGTATAAGGATGAGTATTTGCAGACATCGGCCAATCCCCTGCTTCCATTTACATTACCGGCGACGATCAATTCAGAGTTTGAGCAGACTAATATTGCACCGCAGTTGGTGAGTCGCCGGTATATTTTCAACTCTTACGGAAGCAAGAGGTTCGCATCAGTGCAGGCCAACTTCAACATGAACGCGGGCGATGCGGTGAGTGTGACTGCGAACGTGACTGATCCAGATTCCAGTGCCGAGGTTTTGGCGTTTGGCAGCGGGTCGGCGGAAGATTTCACCAAAAGGGCGAGGATAGGCAAGCAGGGTTATGGTGTGGACCTGCAATTTGACGGCACAACAGGTCGTCCAACGATCAGAGGTTTTCGCGTTGAGGCAACCGTGCCTGGGCGCAAACTAATTAACGCGGAGTAAATTATGGCACAACTACAGAAAGGCACTACTTATACGACGGGAAGCACCGTAACTGCGGCGAACCTTAATTCCCATGTATCCGCAGCCATCTTGCTGGATGGAGCAGTCTCCGACCAGACCGCATTGGGTGCCTCACCGGCAAGCGATGATGTGGTTCTGATCTCGGACACTGATGCGGCAACGCTAAAGAGCGCGACCACCACTGAACTGCTCGGGACCGAGTTGGCTGCGTGGGTTGGTAAGGGTGCTTCCGGCGGCACAGCAGCACTCCAGATTGATGGAGTGGATAAACTGTCAGTGGATTCGGGAGGGGATACGACGGTGGCAGGTGACCTTGCCGTGACGGGTGACTTGACGGTGACCGGCGAAGGCTTGATGCCTGCGGGCGCAATTACGCAGTATGGAGGCGCAGCAGCACCAACAGGATGGTTGCTTTGTGATGGAACAGAGTATCCCGAGGCAAGTTATGCTGCGCTTTTCACCGCAATCGGTTCGACATATAACACGGGCGGGGAGACGACTGATTACTTCCGGGTGCCGGACTTCAAGGGCAGGGTTGCCGCTGGCGTGGACAGTTCCGCAGGCAGAATCACCTCTGACAATACGATTGGCGCATCGAGTGGTGAGGAGGATCATACCTTGACCGAGGCGCAACTGGCGGCTCATACGCATACGATTAAAACATACACCAAATCCAACAACTCAAACGGGGTTGCTGGGTATGCGCCATCTGGCACAAACCTATCGAGTCCGACTGGTTCAGAGTATTCTGGCGATTCAGTTCAATCCACTGGCAGTGGCACCGCGTTCAACATCCTGCAACCCTATCTTGTGGTGCAATATATCATAAAGACATGAAACCCTGGCAGCAGGCAAAGAAATGGTTCATGGAGAAGTCGCCGGGAGCGTCATTTGAGGCATCCTTGGTGGACTATCTGCGCGACGGTTATGTGTGGAGCGGTGACGATTGTTTCATCATGGGCAAGCCGGTCTTTTGGGATGGTGAAACGATGTACTCAGGTGATGTCAAGGAGAAGGCAAACACATGGTTTGTGTTTCTTGCCGCCGGGGAAAACTGCCTGAAGGAATTTTTGAGAAAAGCCCCCTTCAAGCTGAAGTACGTTGCATGGCAGCGACGGGGCAAGGATGAGTATCACGTTCACGAATGGAAGCGTTATCAACGTCGCGTTAAGAAAGGATAGAATATTATGGGTACAAAAGTAGAAGCACCCCCACCGAGGGATCTGGGAAAAGAAATGTCAGATACTTTGTTGAGCCAAATGCAGGCTCAACGTGGAATTGGCCCATTCGCTGAGACGGGTTCAATGATTGACCTGGAGAGGGAGTTCCAACCCCAATATCTTGAGTTAAATCTACAGAATCTCCAGCAGGCACTGGGCGGGGTTGGGGAGACACCTGGTTTGGTGCAGCAATATGAGGAGGATCTTTATCCTGCGATGAGTCGGATCGAGGCTGACACCCTCGCCCAGCAACGCGCAGCGGATGTTTCTGCCGTTGAACAATATGGCCCGCGTGCATCGGCGGCATTGCGTTCAGCAGCAGGCAACCAGCAATTGATCGATGAACTGGGCAGGCAGGCTCTTGAAGAGGTTCAAGCCGGTCAGTCATTGACACCCAGTGAACTACGACGGGCGCAGCAATCCTCCCGTGCAGCAATGAGTGCAAGGGGATTAGGCATGGGCAACCAGGCAATCGCTGATGAAGTCCTGAAAGGTTATCAGCTTGGACGACAGAGGCAGGCCGAACGCAGGACATTTGCCGGTGGGGTGGCAGGCTTGCAACAGCAAACCGGGGCAGACCCGTTCATGGCAATCCTTGGCCGCCCATCGCAATCATTTGCATTAGGGCAAGGTGCAATGGGTCAGGCGGCAGCAACGTCACCTGGGCGTCAATTTAACCCGCTCGACCCGTATGCGGGTAGCCTGTACGCGAGCAACCAGCAGAATGAGATGGCAGCAAGGCAGGCAACTGCCGGGAATCGGGCAGGCATAATTGGGGGTGGACTGGGTGCGTTAGGGGGGATTGGCAAGGGAATCTTTGGGGGATAAACAATGGCAACATTCACAATCGGGGGCGGACAGTCAGGCAACATTTCACCTTTCCTGACGGGGAAGGCAACACCGATGTCTCTGCCGCCGGGATATCTTTCGGCGGCACAGGCGCAAGCTGCCATGATGCAGAAGGCTATCAGTGGTGTCGGTGCGGATATTGGTGATGCTATTGTTGCTTACAGTAAAAATAAGGAGCAGGAAGAAGTGCTTGCGGGATCACTTGAGAGGTTGAAACCTCGTCTTGAGGCAGCAGCACAGGCAGGGGCAATGGCTGACCCTTCTAGTGAGGAAAGTGCCTTGCTCAAGGCTATTGAGAACTTCCCATCCAAGTCACGCGGACAAAAGAAACAGATTCTGGCAGACTCACTAATGTTCCTTGACCGACAGGAAAAGGAGCGTGACCAGTTGGATACTCGCTACCTGAGAGGCTTGCAGACTGACCTTGTAAAAGGAAAAGTCAGGGAGATGAAGGAAGGGCAATTACTAGGGGATGCCCTTAATGATTTATCTTGGGATGAAGCAAGTGATTGGGGTGCGAAAAAGGACGCATTAACGTCTACAAGGGAAAAAGCCGAGGCACTTTCACAGAGGCAACAGGACACCGCAAGAGCAGGGCAGTATTTGAGTGAGGTGCCAGCAGTCCGCAGGGCAGGAGAGAAGGTAAAGGGAGTCGGCGGCGACATTCTTGAACTGCTGGGATTAAGGGAGGGAGAGTATTCAGTTGATGATTATCTGAAGGAGTATGACAGGACGCAGGCGCAGAAAGAAAAGGCCGAAAGTGATTTCAATCAAGAGATGATGGAAACTGTCATCATCCCCCACCAGCAACGACAGACATTGGATGCGTTAAAAAACCCTGCGCTACAGCAGGCAGTAAGGGGCGCAGCAGGCGCACTTGCCGCTCCCTATCAGAAGGCACCCCCTCAAACACCTGAACAGATGTTCCCTGAGTTGAAGGATCTTGATGATGAGCAAAAGGCGGCGATCAGGAATTTTCTCAACCTGAAGAAACGTCAGCCAGTTGGGCCAGGTGGCTTACCGCAGGGCGACCTTCCTGAACTACCTCCCCTTCCCATGCCTGATGAGAGACTGCGGCAACCGTTACCAATGATTGAGGGGGAAGAGGAACTTCAGTTCAAGTGGGATGATCCTCCCACTCCCGCGCAAATGAAACGTGTCAATGAGATTATTCCAGGGATTGAGCCACCTGAAGAGGTTGAGGCAGCGGAACCACCCTCACGCTTGACTCAACAAGCTATTGATCAGCAGGAAAAGACTCTCGGGGAGGCAATGGGGCATTTGAAATCCACCCTTAAAAATCAAGCGTTAATCGATCAAGTATTAGCACAGCAGAAGGCAACCACACAACCTGCTCCTCCAGAGATTCCTGCCCCAACTCCTTCCAGGCAAGAGCCTGCATGGTTGAAGCCTTACCAGCAGCAGATGCGTTATCTTGTTGAGAGTAAGGGTCATAAGAGTACCAAGGCACTCCGCGATGCGGTTAAGGCGGCAGCGATGGAGAGGTTTCCAGAGGGTCTTAAAGAGCATGACACAGGTCATGCTTATGTGGTTACGAATGACGGCAAAGTTGTGTTCCAGGTTAAGAAGGATATTCCAGAGAAGATTCCAGTGGGCGCACCCATGATTTTTGACCTGCCCAATGGAAGACAGGGGTTCAGGCAGGCCAATGGCAATGTTGAGTTAATCCCAGAGAAAACCCATAAAGGAACGAAGCCCACGGCAGATCAGTCCAATGCGTATATGTATGGAATGCGGATGCGCGACAACGCCAAGGCAATTGATAACCTATTGGCAAAGGGAAGGTACAACCCCGAGGAACTAATCGAGAGAGTGAGAGCGAATGTTGATTGGGACATTGCTGAAATTACCAGATCAGTGGAGGACAAGGAGTTTCTCTCCGCTTCACAGAACTGGATTGCGGCAGTTCTGCGTAAGGAATCGGGCGCAAGGATTGACCCGAAGGAATACTCAGACGCCGCTTATCAATACTTCCCGGCACTAGGAGACAGTGAGGGAACGATGAAGAGAAAAGCGCAACTCAGGAAGTTGGTTGAAGAGGTTATGCTCGACGTTGCCGGGGGCATGACTCTTGAGGAGATAAAGGCAACAACTGAGGGAGGCGCACCAGAGGGTGGCATTAGAGTCCGAAGATTTGGTTCGGACGGCAAGCCAATTCAGTAATGGCAATTTATATTGATGTCAACGGGGAGATACTTGAGTTTCCTGATGGAACTCCTGACAGTATAATTGGTGAAACCATTCGACGCGAGTTCCCCCCTACCGGTGAGGATTACTACAACCTTTCCATGTCCGACCCTGCGGAGGCACTCCGCACAATGGGTCTTCCTGCTTATGCCCAAATGCGGGCGCATGAGGCAACTGTGCCTGATCCGTCAGTAGCGGAGATGGCAAAGGGTACGGTAGGAACAATATGGGAAGGGTTAAAGGAGTATGCGACCGCCCCGGGCTTTGGTGTTCTTGGTCAGCTTCAACAGGCAGAGGCAGGGATGCGGGCCTTCGGTGCAGGAACAGGTGACCTTGCCGCAATGGTGACCGATGTCATTCATCCCGACACTGAAGATACCTACAAGCAATGGTTGACTGAAAATGAGCAGGAAGACTCGGACGAAAACCGGGTGACTTATGTCAATAGATTGGCGGATGACTTCAAGGTGTGGCAGCAACAGATGGAACACCAGAGAAGGCGCAAGAAGATCGTGGAGGAATCTCCCTTACCCGCAGCAACTGAGGCAGGAAGCTACATCGCTGATCCCGCCATGCTGCTAGGCGGCACAGGAGCAGCGGCAAGGCTCCCAAGGATTGCTGCCGGTGCTGCTGCAAGGGGAGCAGGTTGGGCAGCGACAAAAGCAGGCAAGGCAGCAACCCGTGCAGGGACTATTCCCGAAAGGGCAGCAGGCGCAATTGCGGGGGAAGGTGCAGAGGCAGCGGTCAGGAAAGGAACAAACATCACTGGAGGCATCGGTGCCGGGGTAATGGCAGCAGGCCAACCTCTTGGGGCAGTAGCCGCACTTCCCGGCGCACTCAAGGCGGCAGGAAGGGGACTCGAAGTTGCCGGTGACATCAGCACTGCGGCAGGCAAGGCACTGCGCGAGGGTGGTCGTCTGGGAATGATGGAGCGGGCGGCACAGCTTCTTCCGCTTAAATCAGCAGGCCGGAAAATAGCAGAGGGACTCGCAGTCGTTGACCCACTCATTGCACTGGGAGGCAAGACAGCAACCGGCATGGGAGTTGGCTACGGTGTCGGCGGAACCCTTGGCGCATTTGCTGGGCGCAAGGAGAATCAATGGCCCTGGGAAGCATGGAACTCGACTGAAGCAATCCACGGCAAAGGCATGGGCCTTGCCCTTGGGGGAATGGGCGGACTGGCTTTCGGGGGGATTGATGCAGTCACCAAGAGCGGTATGCGCCAAAAGCGGGTGGCAGATGTGGAACGGCACATGGGTCAGTTGCCAGAGAAGTATCAAGCCCTGTGGCGCGACTATATCGAGGAGCAGGGCATCGACAATGCTGCCACGCTTCTGGATATAGAGAACATTATGAGGGGCGAACTTGGCGAAGCCAAGGCAATCTATACCAAGGAAGGTGCTGACGCGAGGGGGGTTACCTACGGAGTGGATGAGGCTGGCAACGTCACGGTCAAGATCAACCTGGATAAAATGGATGCTGCCTGGACGATGGGACATGAGTTTGGTCATGTTCTGCGTAAGGCTATCCAGCTTGAGCCACAGTATGATGCGGTATTGCAGAAGATTACCGGGGTTCATGTTGGTGATGAAGTCAAGGTTCCCGGTGTAATTAGTGAGGCTGAAATTGCTGCCCGATTTAATCAATACATTAAGGATTTGGCAGTCACCCACCCGCATGAGGCTGGGCAGACGGTGGCTGATTATGGTGGCACCGCAGAAAAACGCGCCCGCTTTGTCGGTGAGGAGATTGTCAGCGAACACCTTGCCGCATTGATTCGCGGGTCGGGTACGGACTCAATGTTAAGGGGGTTTGATACGTTCACCCAGAGGAAGCTGGATAATCTCCTGATCCGTAATTCCAGCAATATCCTGGGGGCAATGGCATCACGATTCACTGACATTGGCCTGAACCCAATGGACTCAATTTCCTTTAAGGGACTTGAAAAAGCATCCCCACTGGTGAATGCCCTGCTGCGTGACCTTGTTCGCGCACGCAAGAACCTTGGGGAAGAGATGAATTTGTCGGAGGGCAGGAAGAGCGTTGTTATCGACTGGAAGGATCTTGATGCCTTTGGGCCTGAACTTGAGAGGTTTGGACTGGCAGAAAAAGATCCCGCCACCGGCAAGTATGTCCAAAAGCCACGGGAGGATATGCAGGCAATGGAGGAGGCATCCCACAAGGCAGTGATGGACATTATCAAGGATGATGATGGTGCCGGGGTGGGGGTGAGGAAGTACACTGATGAAAATGGTAATGTTGTAGAGATCCTTACCGGCGGCAAGTTTAGTCCTGAACAGATGGCAGCAATCGGGGATAGTGCTGCCATACTGCCCGCAGTGCGGGAAAACCTGAAGGCATTGATAAATCATATGCGCGATGGGGATGTTATAAATTTTGATGGATTGGAAGCTACGGGACGAACAAGGAACCGGCGCACAGGGAAATATCGCAGCACTTACAAGTCTTCACTCAAGAAGAGCAATCGAGACGCAGTAATTTATGCCCTTGAGGTGACCAAGGCAGGGAACATCACTGCGAGGGCGATGAACTGGTCAAACGTCAATACTTATGCCCGCCAACTGGCGAGCAAGGGTAAACTTGGACCGTGGGGCAATCGTCCCGCTGACTTTATTGCAGACTTGAGGACGTACCTTGAGAATCTGTCATCTACTGATCCCGTCAGGACTCGCAAGCTGTTTGCTGATGAGAAGAAGGCTCAAATACTGCATGACTTTGTCCAGGGTCAACGGAAAGGCGGCTCAAAGTTTTTCAGAACCTACAGGCTTGAGCGGATGGGCAACATTCAGCCCACTTCCGAAAGGGTCAAACTATCTGAGGAAGCAATCCAGTTATCCAAGGCACGCTTCCAACCCGACTCCTTCACCCCTGAGAAACTCCCAGGCGGCGAAGCCTTTGTGCATGAGTCTGGTTACAACATTTTACAGAAAGGCCGAGGCAAGTTCCGGGTCTACAAGCCTGACGGTGAACTGCTGGGACTGCGTGACACCATGAAGAGTGCCTCTTCCCTAGCCGGGAGAAATTACCGAAAAGGGGAAGCACGGTTCATGGCAGCGGCAGAGATTGATCCGCTCGGTATGTTTTCAAAGGCTGAAAGTGCTGCATTGGAGTTGAAGCAGGCCAAGGGATCGGGCCAACAGATGCTTGCGATGCTGAAGAAGGCTGGAGTTAAGCCCGAGGAGATGCAGTATCTCGGTCTTGATAAGTTCCTTAAAGACAAGAAGTCAGTCACCAGGGACGAGATCCACGATCACATTGTCCAGAACCAGATTACTGTTGAGGAGACGGTTTTAGGGCAGAGCAGGGAATTTGCTGCACTGAAAACTGAACAGGATGTATTGCAGCAGGGTTTTGAGCGTGAGTTTGGTAATGATTGGTTTCCCGAGGCGATGCAAGACCCTCGGTATGCTCGGATTCAGGACGAACTAGAAATTCAGCGGGGGCAGGTAACCGACCCCACCAAACACCCCACCCAAGTCGAACCCGGCGCAGTCGAGGGCAGTTACCGGGAGTTGTTGTTACGGTTGCCTGAGAAGACTGACCGGAGCGGGTTGCCAGAGGGTTACAGTCTTGTTGAGGGAACTGGTCTGAAAAAGTGGGAGGTCTTCGGCCCCGGCACAAGTCGCTACTCATCCGGCCAAACCAAAGCAGAGGCAATCGGATCGTTTTGGGATATGCACGGCAAGGCAGCCGACTACACCGGAGGCCATTACGGTGAATACCCCAACACCCTCGCCCATATCCGGTTTCAGGATCGGCAAAGCGAAAAGTATGGCAAGGTGCTGGATATTCAGGAGATCCAATCTGACTGGCACCAGGAGGGACGGAAGAAGGGGTATCAGGGAGGGGAGACAGTGGCGGAAGTTCAGAAGTTAGCCCATGCTGACCGGGAAAAGTTCTATAGTGGCAAGGGAAAGATGTCGGATGCCGAGTGGAATGCTTTATCTGAACGAGTCAAGCAGTGGGACGAGCGTGAAGCTGCCGCAGCCGGTGCCGTCCCAGACGCACCCTTCAAAACCAGTTGGCATGAACTCGCCATGAAGCGGATGATCAAGTATGCCGCTGATAATGGTTATGATGCGATTGCATGGACGAAGGGTGAGACGCAGTTCAGTCGGTACGGTTCGCAGGAGATTGCATGGGTGAAGGACGGTGACGGCTGGAACGTCAAGGCCACTGAACAGAGAGGCGGGGAAGCTGGGGGCATTGACATCGAAGGTGCTGCACGGGCAGAGGGTATCCTGAAGGAAGGTGGCTCGCGCATCACCAGCAAGGAACAGTTGCGCGCCCTAATCAAGAAGACGGTGATGGATCGTGAGCGGGGGCAATGGTCACCGGAGAATTTCGAGAAGCAGGTTGATAAGCTAACCGACCGCACTTGGGAGAGAATGCAAAACGAGGATGCCGGGACATCGCTACCGCGCAAGGAAGGCATGGAAGGTTTCTACGACCGTATGTTACCCAAGATCAAGACCTGGAAGAAACTGGGCCTGAAGGTGGAGGAGGGTGATGTAAATCCGAAGGGGGAGTTTGATCCCGGTCAATTTGAAATGATCACAGAGGAGGGTGATAACATCTCGCGCCCCTTCACTCCTGAAACCCCCGCCCACATCGTCCGCCTCTCGCCCGAGGTAAAGGCGAAGGTGGTGGAGGAAGGGGTGGCACGGTTTCAGCCAGCGGCACAGGAGGCACTTGAGGGCAGGGTTGTTCCCGGCACACCGCTGGCCGGGACAGTTGTTATATCACCTGAACTTGCTGCCCGCTTCCAGCCTGCGGTCATGGACCCAGGCTACCAGTCGCCTGAAGGCAAGGTAGCCTTCCCGATGATGGCAGACAGGATGAAGGTGGGAACCTATAAGGCGAGAAGTGGCAAGGAATTTGAACTGCGCGGTGGACCTGACCATCCTGACCTGGTGGACAATAAGGGGCTTGTGGCATGGGCAGTTGAGGGGGGCAATACTGCCACCAAGTTGCAGAAAGCAATCAATGAGACTGACGGTATCGCGTTGGTAACCCTACAGGATGAGGGTGCAGTGTCTGGGAACAAGGACTTCAGAAACATCATGCTTCACGAATTAAGGCATGACCAGGCAACCAACAAGAAGGCAGCACGATCACTTCCGCGCAGGATCAGGGAGGCAGCGGCAGCAATCAGGAAAACAGCCAAGAAAAAGCGACTGAAGAAACAGGCAGCGGCACCAAAGGGCAAAAAGGTTGCCAAGAGTCAGTGGGAAGATTTCAGGCCAAAGACACTGGACGAACTTGAGGCTACGATGGTTGATATGCCCTTTGAGACAAGGGGCGACGTTCTCAGGAAACTTGCCAGCATAGATTACAAGCGAAAGACCGGCGGCATATTCTGGCGGGATGTCATGGGGGACACAATCGCATACAAGAATGAGGACGGGTACAGGACTGGTGACATTGTCAAGGTGATCCAGTTTGATCAGGGTGAAAGCATTGTTAACCCCAAGGACGTTGGAACCCCCGAGCATCCATCCTACAAGTTTGCCGTCAAGGGACGCTCGATCAGCAACATCAAGGGGCGTCTGAGTGCCTTCCAGGTATTCAGGGATGCGTTTGAGACAATGGGCAAGGAGGCACCTGGACGCGGAGTCTCCCCCGAGGGCAAGGTGGGCGCAAGTGCTTATCGCTCAATGATGATGCGTTCCATGACTGACCCAATTTTCCGTGAAGATGTGAGCGGCAAGACCCTTGACGTTAAGGCATACGATGAACCCCTTGAGTTCAGCGGCAAGACCGGACCCGAACGGGCAGAACTCCAAAGGCGATCAGAAATAAACCGGGAACTGGGCGCACGCTTCCAGCCAGCAGAACCCCTCCTGGGCGGCACAGCATGGCGCAATGGTGCCGGTTACAATGTTTTACAGAAGGGCAAGCGGGGCAAGTTCAGGGCATACGCACCATCAGGTAAGCTGATCGGGATATATGACCAACTGAAAACTGCACAAAAGGCGGCTATCCGGTTGCAGGAAAAGGACGCTACTGGTAAGGCTAGGTTTATGCCTGCGGGGAAGAAGGTGGCAAAAGATATAGAGTTACTGTTGGACAAGTATGACGACGGGGGTCACGGGATTGATACTGTGGAAGATGTTTTGGTTAAGCTAAAAGACATCATTGCCGAGGAAAATGTTTACGAAATAGATGATGCCATCACTGCCCTGAACAGAGCAATTGATGATGATTGGGATTCAGCGGGCAGAGGTGGGTTCAAGGAGGAGGGTGAGCAAAAGTTCCTTGATACGCTTGAGGCTTTTGTAGCGAAAAATAAAAAGCCAAAGAAACCGACGAAAGGTGGCAAGGCAGAGAAGGCAAAGGACTTGCGGGAAGAGTTAATTCGTAAAGGTGAGGCCGCCAAACAACGCAGGCTTGAAAAAGAGTCAGGCGCAGATCAGGCTAGGTTTATGCCTGCGGAAGATGCAAGAAGTGCCATAATAAAAAGATACGATGGCCCGACTACTATTGAGGCGGCAGACGTTGATGGGTATGTGAAGTTTGTCGAGGCAAAACAAGATGTACTTTATGAAATCGATTTACCAGAGGGATGGGAAGTTAATTGGGATAAATCGAACAATCACACAAAATGGGGAACTGCATACTATTCCATCAAAGACCCTGGAGGAGAGTTTCACAAAGTAAGGATAGGTGACCATCCAGCCAGTAGAGCGAGGGAAGGTGAACTTGGGGCAAGTGAATATCGATTTGAACTCTCCAAACCCGCAACGCTGGAAAGCTGGAGTAATGCGGTTGGCTACATTGAGAGTTGGGCCAAAAAGAAAAACGATGAATGGGGATTTGGCCCACAATAACCACTTTAACAAACCAATAAAATGCCACTAACCAAATCCAAATCAAAGGCAGCGTTCCGTAAGAACGTGAAGACAGAGATCAAGGCAGGGAAACCTCGCAAGCAGGCAGTTGCAATTGCTTACTCAGTAAAGAGGAGATCCCGTAATGCGAAGTAATGTCCCTCACCAGATTCATCTTTGCCTCAGATCTCCACGGGGATAAGCAGGACAAGAATGCCGTCCAGGCTTTACTGGCGGCGACTGAATCTTTCAAGCCACATCACAGGATCTTCGGGGGTGACCTGGTGGATGCCCGCCCTCTCCGGCGCGGGGCAGGAGCAGAGGAGCGCAGTTCGTCAATGGTGGAAGATTGGCAAAAAGCCCTCGGATTCCTCACCCGGTGGCAACCCACTCACCTTCTCATGGGCAACCATGATAAACGCCTTTACGACCTGGCAGAAGCAGACAAGGGGATTGAGTCAGACTTTGCATGGAAAGGGGTGAATGAACTGGAAGCACGATTGAAGAAGATCAAGTGCAAGTGGCGACCATATCATAAGAAGGAGTTTTTTGAGTTTGGTAAACTGCGGATGGTGCATGGGTTCTATGCCGGGGTTTATGCCTCAAGGCAGATGGCGCAGGTATTCGGAAACGTACTTTACGGACACACACACGCAATCGATGAACACTCAGTCCCCGGTATCGAGCGGAGGATTGCCCGAGGCGCAGGTTGCCTATGCTCATTGGACATGGAGTACAATTCGCATATGCCAAACAGCCTTCGGCACGCACATGGGTTTATCCTGGGCGTCTACAACCAGAAGACGGGCAGATTCTGGACAATGCAATGCGAGGAGGTGGATGGACTGTGGGTAATCCCCGAAAATCTAAAGACGATCTGAAGTGGACTGAAATGCTCCACGATGCACGGGCGGAGGAGCATGAGCCACCGGGCAAGGAGTGGATTTCCCGGCGCGATATGAAGGCGAAATTCGGCTTTAGCGATGGCCACATGAACAAGATCCTGGCCGACTTGATCGAGGCGGGAAAGCTGGAACGGAAGATGTTCAAGGTCTGGACAGGGAGTCGGTATTATCCAATGAGTTACTTTCGTGAGATCAAATGAAACGCCTCCCCAAGATTGGTTCCAGGTGCCGCGTTCAGTGGAATGATATTTGCAACTATACCAATGAGAGCCTGTCAGCAGTAAAGCCTGCCGCGTGCTGGACTGAGGGAATTCTGATAAAGGCCAACAAGGAAATGGTCGTCCTGATGACCTCGCAGTATGAGGACGGGTCAGGTGACTTCACCGTTTTCCCAAGAGACACCTGCATCCAGTCAATCCGCAAGCTGAAGTAGGTTGCAGTAAAAGAACATATTTGGGTTAGCTTAACGGTTAGCAAGGGATATTGTTTGGAATAAACCCTCGGTAATGAGGGGTTCCTGAAAATAAAGCATTAGAATCATAATCCGCGTGCCGGGGGTTCGAGTCCCTCCTCCGCTACCAATTTTTTCAACTTCCTAACTGAAAACCCGCAAAAGGGGTAGAACCGTGCAGAACCGTGCAGAACCGTGCAGAAGCAGATTGGGGTTGCTTATCGGTTAGCAAAAAAGCCCGGTGCTAACCGGGCCTTTGTCGATCAATCTGAGCCGATTATGATCGGCTAGAATGTTTGTCGATCATTTGTGAGTGCCAACAATTGTTTGTGGAAGTATTTGTTGGCACTTCCCTTCCCTTGACATTAAGCCTCCCTTGCCACCTTAACGTCAGGATCAGCGTAGTACCGATCAGTGGTTGAGTAATCCGCATGACCGGCCAGGTGCTGGGCAACATGAATGCCTGCAACCCTCGCCATGTGGCTGATGTAGTTGGCCCGCAATGCGTGCAGTTTCTTGTTTGAGCCGGTGAGTTTCTTTGTCCAGCCAAGATCAGCCAACCATCTATTCAGACGGTCAGGAGTGTGGCGCACGCGATCTGTCTTGGTTCCGCACAGGATATGGTCATCCTCATTGCGTCCCTTGGTCAACTCAAGTAACTCCTCATAAATGTCTGGGAGCAGCAGCATTTCCCGGTCATGCCCGCTCTTCGTCAAGTAGTCATGGGTTGACTGGATATTGACCTCATGGTCCCCCAACCAAGAGATTCGGGCATTGACGATTTCAGACTTACGCAACCCGGCATTGCGGGCCAAGACGTACATCTTGTATGCCTCTGGGTCGGAAGTCTTGAGATCCCTTGCCGCCGCCTCGGTGCGCCCAGCAAGAGACTTATCCTTGGGTGCCTTGAAGCGAACCGCTCCACCACGTTCCACCTGATACTTGGTAAACTCCTTGAGGTCAGGCAACGTGATGCAGTGAGGTTCCTCCGAAAAGATTTGGTATGTCTTGGCCGAGAACAATGACTTTGCGTTGATAAAGCGGGTATGGGTGGACCTCTTGATGGTAACAAGATCCTCCGTACCCTTGGCGCGTGAGCGCATCAGCTTGATGTACTTGCGTATCAGCGCAGCGTCAAGAATGGTCAGTGGTTGCTTGTCCACCAGTGAATTGCGGGCCTTGCGTTGCTTGGTCTTTAGCCGCAAGCGATTGTTGTTGAAGGAAGGATCAAGGGTCTGACCCACGATGGTGTAAAGGGACATACGATAACCGATCCAAGAGTTATGTCGCACACCCGTATCGGTTGCAGTCTTCTGCACGCAAAGTTTCTCATACAGGTCGAGGAACTCCCCAATGGTCAGCACCTTGGCCTTGCGCTTAACAAGATCAGCGATCTCATCAAACTTACCCTGACGCAGACCGTCGAAGTAAACCTTGGCCCGCGCCTTGGCAGTGCGCTTGTTTGCCGTGCCGGTATTCCACCATTTCTTCTTGCCGTCGATTGGCTCGATGGCAGTCCAAGTGTCCGATCCTTTTCTCTGTATCAGTGTCATGGTTAATTCTTCTAGTGGTTAGGAGGGTCGCCCCTCATGCCTAGACAAGGTAACATGTCTAGACATGCCGTCAATAGAAAACATCAGATTATTTCTGATGATTTATTAACGGGAAAATGTGAATAACCGGGGAATTCCCAGTGAGGTGAAAATAACAACCGTTTCTTCCCCCCCCCCGCAAGAGTTGTACCAATATCGGCGCAATGAACATTTCATTTACACCCCCGCCCCGCCTGCAACGTCGGCTTGAACGAGCCGAGGAGGATACTGAGATCAGTCAGCAAAAACTATGCGAGGACTCGCTCAAGTCAGCGAAGGAGATAATCGAGTTGCTTGCGAGCCGCGATCCTGTCTTTTTCTGCCTTCGCGACCACCTTCCCGAGATTCGCGTCAATGGAAAGGGCGATGATCTCAGTCAAGGTCAACCCCGTCGCCTCGGCGGCAGTGTGGAGTAGCTTATGCTGCTGGGGAGTTATACGAATGTTTATCTGGCTGGATTTTCTCATGTGCGCCTGAGTTACGTTTCTGGGAGTCACTAAATGCATGTCTTGACAAGCATGGCAAGCAGAAAATTCTTGCACTCACTGTCAATCACGCCTAGACAAGATTGATATGGATAATTCAGACCGACCGAACCGCGTGATGGCGGCATGGCGATTCGATCCTGATTGCCTCGCGCAACTCAAGTCATTTGCCAAAAGGAAAAAGACCACCCAGACAGGACTGATTGAGGGATGGATCAAGAGATTTTGTAAACCACCAAAGAGGAGGAAATGAAAACACTATTCACACGAAAGGAAACGGCGGAACTACTCGGGATGTCGGTGAGGACCGTTGATAAGCTGACGGCAAGGGGTGAACTGGAGAGGGTCGTTCTAACCCACAAGGCTATCCGAATCACGGGGCGGAGTATCAAGAAATTGGTGGGCATTCCTCTTGAAACCGCTGCGTAAGAATAGCATTGGTCACTGCTGGGTGTGCGATCAGGAGGCAACATTACTCACCGCTTTTGACGATACAGTAACCGGATACATCTGCGTGTCATGCGAGCCACAGAATTACTACATCCACCGATTATTGGAACATATACCGGGGATCAGGCACCCGAAAAGATTTGAAACAGATGGGCAAGATCAATAGCAGACAAAAAGGGAAGAGGGGAGAACTCGCAGCCTGCTCGGCATGGCGCGAGGAGGGATGGGAGGCAAGACGTTCCCAGCAGTTCTGCGGTAAGGGAGGAGAGTCAGCAGATATATTGGTGCAGGGTTTGCCTTGCAACCTCCACATTGAAATCAAGGCTGTGGAGAAACTCAATCTGGAGAATGCAATGGATCAGGCCCGCCGGGATGCTGCCCCAGGCAGCACGCCCATCGTGATGCACAAGCGCAACCATACTCCCTGGAAATGCACACTTTTATTTGAGGATTTCTGTTCCCTATTAAGGGGCGATCTCCTTGATGAAACTGAAACAATAGAAGAACCACCTAAAAATGATAACACTAACAGCATCTAGCGGAAGTGGCAGTTGGGAGAACCCTCCAGCCGGTGACGCAACAGCAGTCCTTTGCGACGTAATATTAAACAAGAACGAACAAACCAGTTTTGGCGAGAAGGATATGTTGTATCTTGTATTCCAACTGGAATCGACAATGGCAGACGGCAGGCGGCATTCGATCCGCCGTAAGTTCACTGCCTCCTTAAATCCCAAGGCCAACCTCAACAAGTTCCTAGCCAAGTGGCGCGGCAAGCCGATTGCCGATGGGGAGAGCATTAATTTCAAAGGCATGATCGGCATTGGATGTGTCCTTGAGATCGAGCATTCAGAGGGCATGGACGGGAAGATTTGGGCCAACATTGACCGTGCAAGGGCATTGGCGAAAGGCGACTGGATCAAGGTTGACAAGGACTATGACCCCCAACGAACCCGCGATTCCATCGCTGATAAGAATCCCGGTTCCACCATCGCGGAAACCACTGAGGCTGCAAAGCCTGAGAAGAAGAAACCCGCGCCCAAGAAACAACTCAACGTCTCGTCCGCCTCGGATGAGGATGATGTGCCGTTTTAGTTAATCTGGGCGCAGCCGGGAAGCATGGCGACCCTCCTTGGGCTGACTACACGTCAGTTATCTTCAGCCTACCCGGTTGCGTCCTTTTTCAATGAAAAAGAAAAAGAAATTTACAATGGATAAAGCCACCGAACTC